GCAGTGAAGGATACCTTTAGAACGTTACTCTCTACAGAGTATCAAGAGAAGGCATCTGTGCTAGGTTATGTACCACTCAGAGGTGACATACTTGAGAAGTCTCGTGCTGCTGTTGAACGTATTAGTGAATGACCTATATAATGTACAACAAAAGAGACCTTGAGGGGTCTCTTTTTATATGGAGGACTAAATGAATGTCTATTTAAATTTAAAACCAAATAATCACGATGGTGATAGCGACCTCTTGACACTTGATGTACCTTCAAGTTATACTGAAGAACTACTAAAGCACGTGAGACCTATTGCAGAAGAAAAAGATGTCCCTGAGTCACGAGTACTCAAAGACATAATCAAACAATCTATTAACGAAATACAAAGGAGGAGTTATGAGCGTAAGAGTCGTAAGACTAAGAAACGGTGAAGATGTAATTGCCGATCTATATGAAGTAACACAAAAAGATGAACCAGAGAAACCAATAGCATTTCAGCTTAGGTATCCTTATTCATTATATGTTGTTGACCCTACTCCAAATGTTGAAGTAGATGGAAAAGGACAAATACAGAAACTATCTTCACCAGAGATTAGTTTTCAACCTTGGGCACCATTCTCTAAAGATAATACATTGATGTTAAAATTAGAAGAAGTGGTTAGTGCCTATGAAACCTTTGAAGAGGTTATTACAAAGTACAACGAATTAGTGGAGGCAGCAAGTGGAGGAGGAAATGATGCAGCAGCAGTTGAAAGTAATACTGCTGAAACAGAGGTCGGAGTACCTAGTGGGGAAGGTGACGGAGCTTGATGAAGAACCAAGTCTGTTAATTGAGAACTGCTACAGTATTCATTCTAATGAGAATGGGGTAGTTGGTCTGCACCAGTTTCCTGAGTTCTCATCTCAACGTGATATGTTCTTGACATCTGAGACAGTTATGAGTATACTAGAGCCTTCTGATGAGGTCTCAAAGATCTATAACGCTAAATGAGTCAGTTCTACACGAACATACAATTAGCTGGAGATACTATCCTTTATAGAGGATATGATGATGGGGAACCTGTACAGTTTCGTGCTAAGTTTTCCCCCACATTATTTGTTCCATCTAAAAAGAAAGAGAATTATAAAACTCTTGATGGTAGATCTGTTGCTCCTATGGAGTTTTTAACTGCTAGGGATGCTAGAGATTTTATTAAAAAGTATGATGGTGTAGAGGGGTTTGAAGTACACGGTTATGAACGTTTTGTATATCAGTATATAAGACGTGAGTTTCCAGGTGAGGTTGATTATACTATCAACCAGATGAAGATATTTGCATTGGACATTGAGGTTCAGTGTGAAAATGGTTTCCCTGATGTGGAAGCAGCAGCAGAAGAGATGCTTTCTATTACCATTAAAGATATGGTTACGAAAGAATTTTTTGTTTGGGCTGTTAGAGAGTTTGAAGTACCTGATGGTGTTAAGGCATTTATCTTTGACACTGAAAGGGATCTATTTAAATCCTTTATTGAGTGGTGGGTGCATAATACACCTGACATTCTTACAGGGTGGAACGTTAATCTATATGACGTACCTTATATTGCACGTCGTATCAATAGAATACTTGGTGAAAAGTGGATGAGGTCACTATCACCTTGGAACCGAGCAAACGAGAGAGAAGTTTATGTACAAGGACGTAAAAATTATGCTTACGATGTGTCTGGGATTAACATTCTTGACTATCTCGACCTTTACCGTAAGTTTACTTATACTAACCAGGAATCATACAGACTTGATCACATCGCTTTTGTTGAACTGGGACAACGTAAGTTAGACCACAGTGAGTATGATAACTTTAAAGATTTTTATACTAGAGATTGGCAGAAGTTTATAGAGTACAACATCCAAGACGTTGAGTTGATCGACAAATTGGAAGATAAGATGAAGTTACTTGAGCTTGCCATAACTATGAGTTATGATGCTAAGGTGAACTTTGAAGATGTGTATTCCCAAGTTCGTATGTGGGATACCATCATTTATAATTACTTAAGTGATAAGAACATTGTTGTTCCACCACGAAAGGGATCTAAGAAAGACGAAAAATACGCAGGTGCTTATGTCAAGGAACCGAAACCAGGACGCTATGATTGGGTGGTCAGTTTTGACCTTAATAGTCTGTATCCTCATCTTATTATGCAGTACAATATCTCACCAGAGACCCTCTGGGAGACTCGACATCCCAGTTCGAGCGTTGAGAGGATCTTAAATCAAGAGATTGACTTTAGTGATTGTAAATTTTCTGTGTGTGCTAACGGTGCTCAGTACCGTAAGGATGTTCACGGATTCCTACCAAAAATAATGCAGAAGATCTATGACGAACGTACGATATATAAGAAGAAAATGCTCAAGGCGAAGGGGGACTATGAAGTTCAGCCAAGTGCCGAATTACAAAGAGCTATTAGTAAATTCAATAACATCCAAATGGCTCGAAAGATCCAGCTCAATTCGGCTTATGGTGCCATTGGAAACCAGTACTTTAGATATTACAACTTACTTAATGCTGAGGCGATTACTCTCAGTGGGCAGGTTAGCATCCGTTGGATTGAAAACAAAATGAATCAGTACCTGAACACGGTACTTAAAACAGAGGAGGAAGATTATGTTATTGCTAGTGATACTGATAGTATCTACCTCAACCTTGGTCCTTTGGTTGAAAGTGTATACAAGGGCAGAGAGAAAACTGATGAGAGCATTGCTAGGTTCCTTGACAAGGTGTGTCAAACTAAATTTGAGCCTTTTATTGAGAGTTCTTATGAAGAATTGGCCGAGTACGTTGGAGCATACGAACAGAAGATGATAATGAAGCGAGAGAACATCGCTAACAAAGGTATATGGACAGCAAAGAAAAGATATATTCTCAACGTATTCAATAGTGAAGGTGTACAGTATGCTGAACCTAAGTTAAAGGTTATGGGTATAGAGTGTGTTAAGTCATCTACACCAGGTGCTTGTAGAGATAAGATTAAAGAGTGTTTGAAGGTTATTATGAATGAAGGTGAAGAGGCAGCACAAGAATTCATCAAAGATTTTAGAGATAATTTTGATCAGTTACCAGTTGAAGATGTTTCATTTCCTAGAGGATGCAATGGGATAAATAAGTGGGCAAACCCATCAACCATCTATAGTAAAGGTACACCGATACACGTGAGAGGTGCATTGTTGTTTAACTATTACAACAAGAAGAATAAGTTGACTCATAAGTATCCGTTAATACAGGATGGTGAAAAGATTAAATTTGTTTATCTCAAGACCCCTAATAAATTTGGAGAGAATGTAATTTCATTTTTACAAACTCTTCCAAAAGAGTTTGGGCTTGACAAACAGGTGGACTATGACCTACAATTTGAGAAGAGTTTTCTTGAACCAATTAAGGTCATTATGGATAAGATCGGATGGAAGCCAGAAAAAGTTGCTAACCTTGAATTTTTATTCGGATGACCACATACATTGTTGAATATCAGAAAGCCTTTAGTGCTGGAGAAAATCCTACCGAGAAGGAATTTTTTGATGAAGACGAAGCCAAATGGTTTGAACGTGCTATGAAACGTTCTAATTACATTACCAAATTATTTAAGAAAAGTTAATGGATTTTTTACAGGATGTAGTAAAGGAGATTGGCAATGAATATGCTGCTCTGGTCAGTGATGGTGTTGCTGCTGGTGACACTAGTAATTTTATCGATACAGGTTCGTATATCTTTAACGGACTTGTCTCAGGAAGTATCTACGGAGGTATTCCAGGGAACAAGATCACAGCTATTGCAGGTGAGTCAAGTACTGGCAAAACATTTTTCTGTCTTGGCGTTGTACAGCATTTTCTCGAATCTAATCCTAATGCTGGCGTTATTTACTTTGAGTCTGAATCTGCATTAAGTAAAGAACAGATTGAAGATAGAGGTATTGATTCTTCTCGTATGATGATTGTCCCTGTTACTACAGTACAGGAATTTAGAACACAATCCATCAGAATATTAGACAAATATTTAGAACAACCTGCTGACAAGAGACAACCCTTAATGTTTGTTTTAGATTCTCTTGGTATGTTATCTACAACTAAGGAAGTTGAGGATGCTGAAGCAGGTAAAGAGACTCGTGATATGACTAGAGCACAGATTGTTAAGTCAATCTTTAGGGTTCTTACTCTTAAATTAGGTAAAGCAAACGTCCCATTGTTGGTTACTAATCATACATATGATGTAGTTGGTGCATATATCCCTACTAAGGAAATGGGAGGTGGAAGTGGACTCAAATACGCAGCAAGCACAATCATATATCTATCTAAAAAGAAAGAGAAGGATGGTAAAGAGGTTGTGGGAAATATTATTAAATGCAAAACAGCTAAAGCTAGATTAACTAAAGAGAATAATCAAGTAGAGGTGAGGTTGTACTACGATAAAGGTCTAGATAAACACTATGGTCTATTAGAATTGGGTGAGAAGTATGGTCTATGGAAGAATGTTGCTGGAAGATATGAGTTTAATGGAAAGAAGATATATGCCAAACAGATTCTATCAGATCCAGAAACCTATTTTACACCAGAGATAATGCAAGCATTAGATGAATGTGCATCAAAGGAGTTTAAATATGGTAGCTGAACTTAAAGATTATGTTAGAACCTATGATGGTCTAGTAGATGAAACTTTTTGTGGTGCTGTAATAGAGGCATACGGTAAGTCATCTGATAATGCAACATATCTTGATAGAGAACAAAGACCATCCTTCTACGAGTTAAATATATCACAGAGGTTTAATGCTAAAGATCATTTGTGGATGGGTATTCAGAAACAGTTAACATCTGTTTTTACTGATGCTGTTCAGTTATATGTTGAAGACTTAGATCTCTATTCAGATTTTCCTGCGAAGTATGCCTTTGAAGAAAATCGTTTAAAATACTATAATAACAATGAGTATGATCAGTTTAAAGATCATGTGGATGTGCAGAATTATGATTCTGCTCGTAGATTTTGCGTGTGTTTTCTCTACCTTAATGATGTATCTCTTGGAGGAGAAACAAACTTCCCCAAGATAGACTATGCAGTTCAGCCAAAATGTGGTAGAATACTTATGTTCCCTGCTACTTGGCAGTACAGACACTCAGGTCGTCCACCTGTGTCTGATAAAAAATACATTGTCGGTACTTATCTTCACTACGTATGAACGATTTAGAACTCACTATTCTCAGTAGTCTTGTCTACAATGAGAAGTATGTTCGTAAGGTTATACCATTTCTTAAGTCTGAGTACTTTACTATTAAGACGTATAGAATAATATTTTTAGAAATACACGAGTATATTTCTAACTATAATACTCTACCATCTTTAAATGCTATAGGTATTGAGTGTCAAGAAAGGACAGATCTTAGTGAAGAACAGTTTAAAGAAATTACGGAGGTACTAAGTGGGTTATCTGATGAAAAGGGTGACTTGGATTGGCTTGTTGACACGACGGAAAAATGGTGTCAGGAGAGAGCAATCTATCTTTCGCTTATGGAGAGCGTTAAGATTGCTGACGGTCAAGACACAAAGAGAGATAAGGGATCTATTCCACAGATATTAAGTGATGCATTAGGTGTATCATTCGATCAACACGTAGGACATGACTACTTACAGAACTACCAAGAACGATTTGACTTTTACCACAAGAAAGAGGACAAGATTCCTTTTGATTTGGAATTTTTTAACCGTATTACAAAGGGTGGCATTCCGAATAAAACACTCAATATTGCTCTCGCTGGCACTGGTGTTGGTAAGTCTTTGTTTATGTGTCATGTCGCAAGCAGTGTGTTACTCCAAGGCAAGAACGTATTATACATCACGCTTGAGATGGCTGAGGAGAAAATTGCTGAAAGAATTGATGCTAATCTTTTGAATGTTCCTAT